ATTAATAAAGTTGGATCTTTCTTTTCTTCATCAATTTTATTGTATACAAGAACTTGCTCTACTCCACAATTTTCATTTGGACATGACAGATTACTTACAATCCCCTCACCATCTATGCCATAATCCTCATACATATGATCACCACCCCAGATTAATTCTTTTCTACAATGCCAACAATCCATGTTCATTAACCGACAGGATAATTAGGATAAATTGGATCAATCAAAGCATTGCTACTGGAATAGTCAAAAGGAATCCCTTCACCTATTACTCCTGTAGCTGGATTCTGGTTATACTTACCCAGGTATTCATATCCCCTGGTTAAAGCATTGTTCATCCGATCAGGTTGGTTTGCTGTCCTCCATAACTCTGCTTCTGCAAACTCCAGGATTGCATCGTGAAATATGTCGTTTAATTCACAATTTACTGCTGGGGATGAAGTTGTCAATGTAGCTGGTGTTTTAATATAGTAGCAGTCTACATTTGCTGTATTGTTGTAAATATAAATTCTACCTTTGAAAATAAAATATACAGGTTCGGTTCCACTAAAGGATACCAGCCCTGTTGAAAAATCTTTTGCCATATCAAAGGATATTTTGCGAATAAAGTTACTACTGGCTATTCGTACACCCATAATCCCCAATGGTCCCCCAAACGGATCTGAAGCCAAGTCTCCTGCCTGGGTTGGGATAAAATAGCTTTTAAAATGTGCATCTACATCGTTATCGGTTCGCATAGATATTCCAGTAACCAAAACATGAAGATCGGTAAGTAAATGAGGATTTAATGCCTGGATTACTTTGTCCTGGGCACGATTTAAGTATCGTTCCTTAATAGTATCCGAAAAAAGATCCCCTGCGGAATCTTCCATTCTGTCTCCTAATATGGTGTTCATTTCTGCTGTTGTCATGTTTTCTCCAGGCTAAACACCCCCCTTAAAAACAAGGGGGGTATTTTGTTATTCAGTTACTTAAGCGTAATCCAATGGTGAGTAGAGATCTTCTACAACACAATGGGCTTTTCGGTTGGTAACAACCAAATTACCATATGTGTGTACCTTCTGCACAAATGTATTACTCTTGGTATCCTCAATCATATCAGATGCAGTGAATTTTGCACCAGAATTAAAGAACATATAGAGATAATCTGTGTTCAAGAAGTATATCCTTCCATCTACATTCTCATTGATATTTGCAGGAGAAACAGCTTGTTGTTGTCCAGTAACAATATCCTGGTCAGCTACAATGTCCACCCCTCTGTATGACATTCCCATGAATCCCATTTTAGCCATACGATCCGATTCCAGACTTCCACGCTTAAACTCACCCAATTCTGACTCAATAAGGTCATAATGGTATTGAGAGCAAACAATTAGGTCTGGGCTTTCACCTGTCTGTGCTTTTGCATTGGCAATACCACGAGCAAGGATTCTTAAAATATAAGTATCCTTTGAAGGATCTTGCATATCTACTTCAGCAATATGATCTACTCCATCTCCTGGGGATGCTGAATCACCAGTATTATCGCTAAAAGAAGCATCTGTTAATACTGGAGTTTTCCACCAGGAGTTAGATCCTGGAGCAAGACCACCTACTGTGGTTGCATCATCACAAAGAACAGCCATTGGATTAAAAGCATCTGTAGCCAATGTTCTTGCAAACATATTTTCTGCTACTTTCTTTTCTAAACCTTTCTGAAGGTTCTTTACTTTTGCACCTACAATGTTTTTAATAGCTTGAGGACTATTCATTAACAAAGTTTCCTCTTTAGTTAAGAGAAAGTGACCTGTTAGCATAGTTGGGTTATAGGATGCAGTCTTTGCGATTTCAGCGATTGCTGGTGTGTAAGACTGACCAGAAGATGTACCCAGTGTATGTTGATCTCCAAATACACTTATGCCACCATCTGCATATTCAACTGGTACAACGATCTCACGACCATTGAATGTTTTTGCCTTGCCCTTCAGTATTGCAAGTAATGGATGAGACTTCTTAAAAAGGTTGTCATACAAAACAGGCATATAATACTGCTGAATAAGGGCACTTATTGAGGCATGACTTGTTACTACAGACATATTATGTCTCCTTTATTCGGTATTTATGTGTTAAAAAAAGAAGCAACATCGATGTCATCGTAATTATTGATTTTGGTTTGTTTATCACTTTTGACACCCATATTCTTCTGTACATTGACGGGTACAGATGGTTTTGCTTTGGGTTGAACCTCTTCCACCTTTGGCTTATCAAAGTTCATTACCTTATAGGCTTCCTCCAGGGTAAGCAGTCTCCCATCCTTCTCATGCTTTTCGATGGCATAATCCAACACTTGCTGGACCTGTTCCTCTTTTAATGAGTATTCTGATTTGAGACTTGCCATAGACTGGTCTAACACCTTTTGTGCTTCCATCTGTGCCACTTGTTCCTGGGCTTCTTTTAATTCAGATTCCCAGGGATTCGGAAGATCCTTGTTATCCATCTGTAGGGACTGTGTAAACAGTTGCCCTGCTTCTTTACCGAGTTCATCTTCGATAGCTTCTTGCATCGTTTCGATGAAATCATCCGATTCTTTTAATTTGGAAACCAACTGAACCAAAGGCTCTACTGCCCTACGCTGATCGGCTATCTCCTGGGCTTTCTCCGTATTGGATTTGTTCCAGGAATGCCTGTTATCAGCATCTTGTTTCCAGGATTCAATATCAGATTCAGTGTATCTGGAGCCATCTTCCGTTTCGTACACAAATGATTCTTCATTTGGGGACTCACTAACTGTTTGAGTTTGCTCTTCATTCACATTACCTGAAGGTTCTTCCTGTTGTGATTCATTGGTTTCTGCTGTTGTTTCGGCTGGTTCTGCTGACTCTGTGGTCACAGCCTGTTCTGTATTGGACTCCTGTGCTGATTGCTCTCCACCGAAGAGTTCGTCAGGAATCGAAAGGTTGTCGTAATCTCCATTTAGAGAAGTATCTCCTCCTACTTGTGGATCTGTACTAAAATTGCCTACCTGGATCTGCTCTGATTCAGGGGTTACTTCTAAATTTGTTGTTCCTACTACGTTTATATTTGCCATGTTTATGTTCCTTTCAGTTGGTCTTTCGACACTGGTTATTGAGTAAAAAAAAAGCCCAATGACTACCAGGTTCATCCTGATACATCACTGGGCTTCTTGTTTAAAGATTGTCCCTATGTTTTAAAGGTTACTTCATTCTTTCAGTTTAATACTTTTCCTTTCATTGATATTGGCTACGCCACCTTCAAAAAAATTAATTTCAATTTTTCCTGTAAACTTCTTGGCTATCTTCATCTGTAAATATGTAAATAGCTTTTTCATTTCTTAATTGCAAAAAACATAAGTAAGACTGTTCTATTCCCCTTATGAGGTTCTACCATGTGTCTTACAGGGTTATTCAATTTTCCTGCTGTATAAATCACGCCATTTAAATAATGGTCTTTTACTTCTCGAGGTTCACCCTCTACCTCAAAATAAATATTTCCACCTGTAAAGTTTTCAGGAGGTGTTAATAATGCTGTGGTCCCATACTCACACCATGCCATATGATTATCTACAAATTGACCATTCAATAGTTTGCATCCATCAAAATGCCAGTGATGTCCTTTTGGTCGTGTCTCAATTCGCCAATAGCTTGGAGATTCCAATACAAACTCCTGGGCATCAATTTGCTTTTGATACCTTTTTGCTATCTTTTGCACGATTTCAGAGGAAAAGTCAGAGTTGAGCCTTTGAGAATGCCCCATATCCTTGAGATCTTTTGCTTCGTCAGGGGTAAGTAAGCCTGTTATTTGCTGAAACAATTAATATCCTTTGGTTTTTGCTAATGCTTTCTTGTACTTCTTCATTCCTTCTTCGGTGTACTTGAACTTCTTTGTTTTACCTTTGACTTTTAACTTTGGCATACTATCTCCTTGTATTGTATTGATGGGCAGAAAAACTTACTCAACTCAAGCCCTGGGTTGATCCATTCCTGGATCTTCCTGCCCACCAACCAAACCAGCTACTGTAATTATTCTTTCCTGGATCTCTCCTGGTAAAGACTGAAAATCTGGTGATTCTGTTAATGCTGGGTTCTGCATAACCATCTGTGCTAATGCTTCTTCCCCTGGTCCTCCTGGTCCTTCCTGCATGACCTGGGCTACTAACTGACCTAACTGCTCTTGCATCATTTCAGCTTGTTCTACTTGTTGTTTAGGAGGAACTTGTTGGTTTCGTACATACCAGCTTTGAATAATATCTTGTTTATCAGGAATGTTTAAAGCATTGACCACTTCTTCAATACCATAGACACCTAACTGGAAGAGTTCCAATGCTCTTTCTTCATTGGCTACTCTACCCTGGGCATATCGGGATCCTGTGGTAACGTCTACATCAAATTCACTGTCCTGTAATCGCTTTGCTGTACCAGGATCAAAAGATGGTGTCCCTTCCAGGTTTCCATCTGCATCGTATACAGCCATTGGATTGAAATCAGTAAATTGAAATTGCCCTTCTGCATCTCTTTCACGAATAGATCGAATCTCTTCATCAAAGGTCAATATCATCTGGACCATAAACTCACCAATTTCTTTGGTAAGCCTTGCTACTTCCTTATTAATTTTAAATCTTTGCCTGGTCTGACTTGCTTCCTGCAATGCAACAATGGCCCTACCTGATGTTACTCCTCCTGGCTTACGCCCTTGAGTTACATCATTCACACCTGTAATTGCTTCCATAAACTGGGATACCTGTCCAATATAGTTCTGGATATACCCAGGAATTGGAGGTGGCATCTCAAAAGTAACATCACTGGGATCTACAACAGTAATCTCTTCCCCAGGAGCCCCAGTAATTGGCCTGGTCATCTGACCTTTGGCTCGTTGAGTTACCTTTCGTATTGGATAGCCCATTTTCCTGATGTTCTCATTAATAGAAGAAAAGGTTTCATTGATTGCTTTGGTCTGGGTTCGTACCAGGTCTGTTTCTCCAATACCCCAAAAGTTGTGAGGGCTCTTATAATTGGATACCATAAATACTGGCATCCTGTAAAGTTCTAATGGTTCATCTACCACCAGCTTATCGCCTACAACAACAGTGTGCCTTCCATATGGATATTTCTCTTTATCTGCTTCATTGCTGTAGCATTCAATCACAAGTGCCATATCGTATTCCGATTCCGCATTTGCAGATTCTATTCCACCATTATCATCTACCTTCTGATAGGCTTTATAATCATCTAACTTGCCATCTGCTGGAGCCTTTACACCAAACTCTCTGAAGATCCTGGAGGTTTCCATTGGGACAGCAAACATAAAGTATTCACCAGCCTTGAGATCCAGGTCGGTAGCATATGGATGGGGTACAACTGTAAAAGGATCAATAACCTGGATGTCAAAGCTTTTAAACACACCTTCTTCTGTAACCACAGGAAGGATTTGCAAAAAACCATTGGAATAAATTAAACTGTCTTTTACAGCCTGAATAATTTTACCATATAAATCTGTTTCGTCTACAATCTGCTGAAATCTCTTCTGCATCATGTCTGCAAAGAATACATCGTTCTTCTCTTGTGGCATTACATCCACAGTAGGCTGAAAGTCATTAATAATTGGTAGGATAGTCTCTACTACAGCTAATGGGAAGTTAAAGATCATCCTGGACTGACTCTCGGTTCCCTTACTTGGGTTTGCCCAGTGTCTACCATAATACAATCTTTCGTTCTTACGCCATCTATCTGCTTGATTTGCCCTGGCTTTCTTACTCTTATCTAACCAGTCTCTTACCTGAGGTATTCTTTCGGATGCTTCAGCAATCTGATCTAATGCTGACTCCTGGTCCATTGCTGGATAATAATCCATTCCTGCCATTATACACTATCCCATTGTGGTTGTGAATGATCCTGATCTACAACAATCGAATCAATAAATTTTTCTGTATCTGATTTCGTATCTGGTTTCCTGGCACTTCGTACCACCTCTCCAACCATATATCGTAAACTATCCACTGCATGGTCATCTTTTTTCAGTGGCTTTTCAGGTTGGTTTAAGTCTATCCTGGATGCACTGGGCTGTTCCCATTGATAATTCACCATTTCCCTTCTCAAGTTCTCACAGGACTTGGTAACAAATAGCCTATTGGTCTTAATGTATTCGGTTACCTTGTCAATTCCACCCTGGACATCGTTATTCGCACCAATCACAGGGATCTCCATCTGTCTATATCTATTACCAATAGTCTCTGGATCATCTTTCTTACCTGCACCTGTACTTGGATCAATTACATAGGTTTCATATCTGCCTTCATTCTGATAAGCCTGTATCGCTCTGCAATGATACTCTGCATCCTGACCAGCTTCGTAATGCTCTCTATAGATCCAGATCTTATCATCCTGGTCTACTGCACCCCAAAGCACAGCAGTTGGATTGGTCCTACCATGATCGATAGCAATAAATCTTCTCCAGGAAGGATCAGGATTAAAGTCATTTACTACATGAACACTCGGTTCAAAGTCTGGATAGATCTGTCCTTCAAAGGCATCCCAGGATCCATACAGATACCTGTTTACCCAAATGTCGTTATAATTCTTTTTTAAACTGTCTACATAGCCTTCAGGAAGGTTCTTCAGGTTCTCTTCTGTCTTGGCATTAAACATGATATTCCCTGGTACGGGATCATGGATAAATCGATGCCAAACCCAGTTATGCCCTAATGGGTTTCCTGTGATCCAGCATTGCGGAGTGGATACCGCCCTTAAACGACCAAGTAGCGTAAGAAATACCTCTTCGGATACCTCTTCAGCCTGGTCTATGTAGAACCACCCCAGGTTAATCGATAAGAGTTTCGCAGGATCATCCAATGACCTGAAGATTATCTCATGCCCATTGGCAAAGATGCACCTATTTTCCTGCTTTTTGTATTCATAATGCACACCTGGAAGGAATCCACATAAGTGTAATAGTTCAAAAAAGGTTCGTTGTGTACTGTCTCTTAATTCTGGGTAGGTCTGCCTGGCTATCATCCCTAATTGTGGCTTTTGCTTGGGATCCAGGACTCTGGTAATTCCCTTTAAAATTCCTGCAAAGGTTTTCCCGTTACCAATACCACCAAAAAAGGCTATTACCTGTTCTTCACAGTTCATAAACCTTGCTTGATTTAAATTTAATTTGATTTTAGACATCCGCTAACTCGATCTGCACTACTGGCATTTTTACTTCGCCATCCACCTGGTGCTTTTCTGTAAACATTGCCAGGTGTTTTCCCTGGAGTTCACTTGCTTTTAAGCTGACTGTATACTGCTCACTTCCTTCTGCCTTTTCTCTGACTCTTTCAATGTCTTTTAATACTTTCTCTGCTGTTAATCCAACTTTCTTTTCCCGAATAGCTTTTAAACGCTGTATTTCCTGCTGTATGTAAGGTTTCGTAAGGTTCTCACAACCCAATGACCTTGCAGTCTTTTTGGAGTATCCTGCTCGAATACAAGCCTGTGTCGCATTCAAATCAATTAGGTACTCTTTACAGAACATTTTTTGTTTCGCAGTCAAGTCAGGCGTAGGCAATGAGTACCTCCGCAGGGTAGTAACCAAACCTCATAGAACTCACAGCCAAATGTGCCCACAACACCTGAATGTCCTCAAAGTCATCAAAGGAATAATCCAGGTCAATAGTTACACCTGGTCCCAATTTGGTAATTCCTCTGTTTCAGTTTGATTTAGATTTAAAGATGGTGACAATGGCTTACTGGTTTGACCACGATGGTACACCCAAGCCCCCAAGTAAAATGCAGATAAGGTAATGATACCCTGAACAATATAGAATGTAATGTCACCCATTTGTGGGCGTAATCTCCATATGAACATTAGGTGAAATCCACGCCAAAATTATTTATTTTTTAACCTGTTGTTAATATCGGTTAATAACTCAAGATAAAAACCCATTAATCCATCATAGCCATCTATCTTCTTTTCAATCCTGTGCAGTCTATACAATGCACTACAATTCAGTAATAATATCATCAGCATGGTGAACTCCCAATACGGGAAATACTCTACGCTGAACAATGCTTCCCAATAGTATCTCATTTTGTTTCCTTTTTTGTTCCTGGCAACAGACTAAACGGATTATGTGTTTGTTTAATTAGTTTGAATAAAGTTTCCAAATACATTGTGTTTAGCCTGTGCCATTTCTTTTTTTACATCTTGGACAAATCTTTTTTCCCTTTCCAATCGTTGGGAAATCCTTATAGTGCATAATCTTTCTTTTGGCTTTATCTTTTGGTACATAGTGTTCATATTCCCAAACCTGATTGCATTCCTTACAAAAAAACATTTTACTATCTGTAGTTTCTGATTTCTTTTGATAGTAATACTTCTTTACCCGTTGCCGATTGTTTTGGTGCTGGGCTCTGGTCATGTTGATAATGTGATCGATCATGCCTTTGCCTGTTGTTTTAACTGGTGGACCACATTACCAAAAGCTGTTGTACTGCTATCCCTGTTTTCTATCTCTGGTTTCTTGTCATGCTGTAGCTTTCTAATTTCAGCATCCACAACATAATTGTATTTCATCCTGACTTGCTTCTCCAACTCTTTGGTATTCATCTGGCTGATATGAACCTTGCCACCCAATTCCTTCAGCAACTGATAGCTAACAGAATGTAAATCTTTCTTATTAAAGGATTGCCCTGGAGACAAAGCAATAATTCCATGAAGTTCCTGCATAACACCTTCGTAAGATATTTTCTGATTCTGAATCTTCTTCTTGATGTCATGCACCTTTGGAAAGAACGATGAACTACTTACCCAGTTACGAACAGCATTCATCACCTGGTCGGCTGAATAGATCCCCAGGATGTCATAGTACACCCTCATTTCCATCTTATTGGTTTCTCTTCCATATGCTGTATACAAATACGACATAATACTTGCAAATTCAGATTTATTCATGGATCCACTCATCTATTTCTGTCATCTTACGATCCATTTCCCTTGCCTTTGCTACCATGCCATTCCAGGCATATTTCATCCCACCTACTGTTGGATTCTTTTTGGCAAGGTTGTCGTACTTGATGTGGTTTGTAAAAAAGTATTTAATACCCAAAACAACCTGGTCATAACCATACTGCTTTTCCAGGTCTTTCAATAACTTACCTTCCTTTGCAAACGAAGCATTATACTCTACACCAACAGCAGTTTTGTACTCTTGACCAAACACAGATAACAGAGTGGTTGTGCCAACAACCTTAGTATTCTTTCTTTCTTTTCTTTCTTTCCTTCTTATAGTAGTGTCCGTCTGCGTGTCCGTCACTGTGTCTGTTTGCCTGTCCGTTACTGTGTCCGTTTGCTTGTCGTTTTTACCCTGATATTTATCATAATTACATATTTTCACGAGGGTAAACCCATGTGTGGTGTCTGTAGTTATCATCTTGTCATCTTTCAGTAGTTTTATCAGTCGTCTTACCTTCCCTTCACTTGTATTCCATCTTTGTGCCCATTCCCTGTAACTCATAGGAAAACTGCCCCGTTTTATATCAATTAATTTTCCCTTATAGAGACTTTTATGTAGCTTCCAATTCGCTTCCAAACACATATCAAGCCAGAATTTGAAGTAGTCTGAATCCTGATATATCCAGTGTTTTCTAATGTCTCTTTTCAGTTTAATCCAATCATTAATCATAATGGAAACTCCATGTATTTATAGAACCAGGTTCTACCCTGTTCCTGATTATTCTTTGCTGTTGATAATGCAAGATTTAAAAATTCTTCATCGTTATAAGGGACATATGCAATAATGTCTTTTGGTTCATAATAAATAGCTATGACATCAATGTTAGATCCTTTGTATTGACCTAATCGTACCTCTACACTGGTATTTGATTTCTTACTTTTCCTGGTCTTGACCTGGACTCGTTTTAAATTCCTTCCTGTATCTACAATCATATCTACACCTTTGTCATCCACTACAGGGAAATACACATCAAGCCCATGTTCAGATATTAAGTTTTTGGCTACAGCTTGTTCGCCTAACCATCCTGTACGCTTGGTGTTTAATTTGATCTCACTCATTGGTTTTAAAATTGTATTGAAAGTTTTCCTGTTCCACATCATGCAGAACATCTCTTAATTTTTCAGCACCAACACAATGATCGTATGTTGGAAAAAAGTAATACCAGCTTCCACCCCTGGTATTGACATAATAAAAGAAGGCTACTCCTACCTTGCCTGTATTCTTTTTGAACTGCACATAAGCAGTAGACTCACTTAATGGATGAATGCTCTTCACCTGAAAGGTTTCCTGCATAAAGTTCCTTTCTCGTTCAGGTCTACTGAAATTAAATGCAACCTTTTCTGCTGATTTCTTTAAGTCTAATGCAACCTGTTTTTTCATTCTATACCTTCTACAGTTATCACTGTCCTGGGATTTGTTGAATATTTTTTTAACATTTCCACATAACATACCTGACAGTCATCTTTGTAATACACCCCGTTCAAAGCATCCATAATCAATTTAAGAAGGTTGTCTATATCAGCCCTGGTTATATGCCAATAAGGTGGGTTATTTTTTAACAAATGAGAATACCTTCCTGTTCGATAATGCTTTTTTGGTCTATAGATATAGAACTCAATTTTTAAAAAAACTTCTTTTTCTAAAGGCTTTTTGGGAGCCGACTTTAAAGCATTTGCCAAAAAAAGGCGTTTATCAGCCTTTGAAGGATCGTATGTGTGTCCGCTTTTTGTATGTTTATGTCTTTTTTGGGCTATTGGTGAGCCCTCTACAGTAAATTGTATCATGTGCTGGTATGTGGTTGCAGTTCATAATTAGTTGTTAAAAAATCTTTCTATTATTTGGTCACAAGCCCAGGGAATTGCAATCAAGCTGAATACGATCAATGCAAAGCTGGATGCAAAAATCCAAAGGTTTAGTATCCATTCATGGATCATTCTGATTCCTGGTGCTGTTGACTAAACTCTGTGGCGTACTCATTCAGTCTATCATATAATTGTTGGGCTTTATTCACTCGATCCGCATCTCGTTCTGTTTTCCCTTTCAAAATAATACTTCGTAAACCTTCCATGATTAAGGTCATGTCCCCTGGTGATATTTGGTTCTTCTTCATTTCGCCCATTTTCCCCTTTTTACAAGTAAGCTGATAATGGAGTAATTACCCAGATCCAAAAAGCTATCTTCAATAGACTCATTTTGAGGATCCGACTGGTTAATAAATAAATTCAATAATCTTTGTACTTTGTCATTAATACGAAACCATACTCCCTGAAGGCTGAAATCCCTTTCCTTCTGGGTTTTTAATTGGGTTCCGACACTTATATTGCCTGGACCATAATCGAACTGTTTTCGGCAAAAGAGTTCATATTGCTCTTCCTGGATCTTTTTAAATTCTTTGGTTGTCTCTGGATACATGGATTCAACCTTTTTTGTTATGTCTATCATGGATCTTTTGATACTCCTTTCTGCACCTATCAATAACTTTTTCTAATTGTTCTGGAGAGATTCGCCACAGGTCCTGGTAGCCAACCAACCTGTGTTTTACATTTATCACTCTTTTCCATCCTATCCCTTCTGGATAATCCAGTTGGGCTCTTGAGTATCGTTTTTGCAAATCTCTCCATTTCTTTTGTCCTGAATAATCTTTAGACAAATTGATTCAGGATTTCTTCGGTATCAGAATTAAGGTCCATGTTGCCTACAACCCATTCGATATACTCTATATCTTCCACAGCAACCTGGGACCACATCTTACCTTTATGTTTTTTAAAGTTGCATACAGCATCCTTTATTGTCCCTGCATTACCATTAGTCATCTTTTGCTTTGCTTGGTCTACAGTACCATTAAGAATTGGTGCATTGTTTTCCAATGCTTCCACCAGATCCTGGTTAGGCTTTTTCTGTGTTTGTGGGAATTGACCACCATCATCTTTGGTAAGTTCCTGGAACTTTTCCATTTCTTCCTGGGATGCCAGTTCACTTTCACCACCATACATAGGATCAAAAAATGCCAATGCTCTACCAACTGCAACAGTCTCTGCCTTTTCCAATGACTTCTCTTTTGCAATCGCATTGAATCCATGCCCTGTAGATAGAATAACCCCATCCTTACTAATGATTTCTGCCTTAAAAACAACATAGTTATCTGTTAGTGTGGTTATGTCTGTTTTAATCGTAAAACCCTCATCAGGGTGATACTTTTCTTTAAATGCGGATAATCTGTCTACCACTTTGGTATACAAACCACCACCTTTTACTCTGACTCTGTCACTCATTGTTACCTCCTGTTATTTAACTCTGAATGTTCTGATAGGACTACCCTCTACCTGGTACTTCTTAAATAGGTCAGGATGTTCCTCTTTGAATGATTTCTGATCGAACCTGGATCTGGCTTTACTATTGTTCCAGGACACAATCTTTTCCTCTTCATACAAAAGAGCATTTGCAGTGCCCATTTCCTTCTGTATCTCTATCTTAAAATCCTTAATCGTTCCATCAATAGCCTTCTTCTCCTGCATCAACTTCTTTAAGGTTTCTACCCTGGCTACAACCTCTAACCCAGCTTCCTTTGTATGGCCATTAGCAACAGGATAAAGACTCTTAATATCTCCTTCTGTTGTAGGCTCTGGTGGATGCTGTGGTACAATATGGTTATACCAAAAATCCACACACTTATTCTGAACCATTTCAGCAAACTCTGGATCAAAATCATACTCCTGGATCTCAAACTTCTCTGGACCAGCATAACCAAAAGTAAGAATCGCCACATAGGCTTTTCTCATTCCTGTAATCAACATCTGTCCCTGGATCTGTGTGTAGTATTGAATCGGTAATTCTGCACCCCAAGATTCCCTGGCAAGAGTGGATGCGGTTTTAATCTCCAGGACTGCCTCACGATCATCAAAATGACACACTCCATCAAGATTTGTTGCCAGGAAATCATACTTGGGATGAAATCGTACATAGCCATCAACAGCTACTGCACAACCTAATTGTTCTTCTACCCATTTGGCTATCATTCCTTCAGAGTCTCTTCCAAACTTCATACGAAGATTATCAAAGGGTTCGTAACCATGTATCTTATCGTTATAGATGTCCAATAAGGTCTTATACTTATCAAATAACATTGCAACTACAGCCCATTCACTTGTACCTACATAAGACTGTCTTAATTCCAGGTCTAAATCTGGTCCTTGTTTAATAGGATCTCTCATAGTATTACCCTCATTACGTTGAATAAAACTCCAACAGTTATAAGAATAACAATCGTTGCTTCGATCATTTCTTCAAATGTTTTCATAGTCTACCTCCAATGGTAAAGATTCATTACAATCCAGGCAGAACAGATCTTCTCCCACATTATTCTCTGACTCTGCTGGAACCCACTCTGTATTCTTATGCTCACAAAGGTTTGCCCGACCTGAAACATTAACTTCTTTGAAAATTGTGGGAAGAGGTAAATGCGGAGCAACAGATCGGGCGAGGTTTTGGTTTTTAATCATAGGATAAGGCATCTTC